TGCCCAGCGTGATGCCGCCTGAAATGCGTGCTCAAGTTCTGCCTATCCTAGCGGAAGGATTGGCACTGAAGGATCAACTGGATTGGGAGGCATCGGAGATGCCTGCCCTACCCATGAAACCACTAGTGCTCCCGGAAAGGGGACAGAAACTGAGGATACCAACAATCTCGCCCGCCTGGGCGGTCGTCCGAGGACAACGCCTAAACGGGATGTTGATAAGCTTACTTAAGCTCTCGTCAGTGCATGAACATACCCTGCTCGGAAACGATGGTGTTCCAGCAGGGGTCCAGCTTGCAACAATGAACCTAGGGAAAAGAGAGGATTTTGTCCTCACTTCTGCAGACCTAACCGCAGCGTCCGACTACATTCCATTTGAGGTGGCAGAGGCCATATGGAATGGTTGTGTCGAAGCGCTGGGTGAGAGAATAACGGATGATGACGTCAGACTGGGAAAGATTTTACTCGGTCCGATGTATGACATCAATGATAGCCGTCACTTACCGACGAGGAGAGGTGCCCTGATGGGCTTGCCTCTGACGTGGTTCGTGCTCTCTATGCTCAATGAATACGCTGGTGACTCCGCCACATCCAGTTTAAACCAGATTGACGGATATGTTCGTAAGAAGAGGGTCTTTTGCGCAGGGGGAGATGATTTTGTCGCGGCGTGGACACAGACTTGCCAATTAGACTATTATGATACGTTGGGGCGTTTGGGACTACAGCTCAACCAATTTAAGACGTACGAGTCAAAGACAGGTGCGGTCTTTTTGGAGGAGCTGTGGCTCACGAGAACAGAAAAGGATTACTCATCAGTGGGTGTTCAACCCAAAGATGGGAAATCTCCTAATCCCCTCGAAGCAGCTGCCACAGTATTTAACTGGGCAACCCAGATGGCGCAGAAGCTTTTCGACCCGAAGGTCCATAAAACGACTGCCCACCTGACCCTGCATCATGTGTCCCGTCCAAAACTCAGTGCGATCGTCAGAGCGAAAGCGACTGGAGGTTCGAACGCCGCCCGCAGCGACGAAACTCTCCCAGCATACATGACGCTCCCAGCCTCATTGACCACCGAAGCGGCCAAAGCGGATGAGACTTGGAGACGTCAAGCTGTGATCGATGTGGGTTTTGAGGCCCATAAGACTACGATCACAAGAATGCGGAAAAGTGGAATTCCTCTTCACTGGCCGACGAGTTTGGGTGGCTGGGGGTGTCCTGGCAAGCAAGACGCACCCAG